ATTATCATTTGCACGAGTAGTATCAGGTTGATAGATGGCTGGACTTAATAAAGGAGCATCTTGTTTTGTTGGATATTTTGTAGATTCTGATAGCTTATACAGGATAGCCTCGAACTCGTCGAAGCTAGTATAGTCCATACGCTTATTTGTTTTATTATCGTATATATTATCGAATATCGTTAAGCTTACCATGATTTCCTTCGTGTGAAGGTGCCTCCCAATTGTCTGGTTTTATTAAGTCAGGTAATCCAAGTGGATTAGGTCTTTCAGGTTTTACTCCTGGATGTTTATTCATATTTGCTTTAAGAACTTCATTCCAAGCAACGTGTGGATCGACATTGAAAGCATCAAGTGTACCAATTGCTACAACGCAAAGATCAATAAGACCATCAACTATTTCTTCAGCATCCATATTTATAAGAGCTGTTTCTGTTTCATCAAGCTCTTCTCTTAAAAAATCAATTCTAAATTCTAAGAATCTTTTCTTTTGTTCTTCATTAGCCTGAGACATCCAAACACGAGTACCATACTTGGTTTGCATGTCATGTATATCTTTTACCCAGTCTTTGCTCATGATATTATCTTATTCTTAGGTGTAACAAGTCCAGTATCCATTTGTCTTACCTGATCGACTAACTCATCGACTGGATCGACCATGAATACAACAAAGTTTTTAGGAATAGTGATTCCTTCTTTTGCTTTTGTATAAGCCATGAAAGGCATAAATCCAATTTTGCCTTCTCCAGCTGGTATTAAAGAATAGCCATCGGTAATAGTAATGTCACTGCCATTATCTACTACTTTGCCAATTACTTCCTCTCCTGAGGATAATCTTACTAGTTTCATATTTTTCTCCATAGGTATATATTATACCATACTTTTAGTAGTTTGTAAACGTTTTTATCCAAAAAAATCCTCGAGGCTTGCGACTTCTTTTGAATTCCAGCCAACTGCATCTAGGATAGGTTCAATTGGGTCAAGGAAGGTCTTTTGGAATTGTAATTCATGATCAATATATTTCTTTAAGCCAAACTCATCAGGAAGATAGTTTGGAAATGAGATTACATTTTCATGAATTGAATTTGGTTGACGAAGATATAAGAACTTAATCTTTTCGCCATTGTTGATTGGTTCATATTTCTTTTTAAGTTGCATATCTTCTACAAGTTTGTTGTATAGAATTGAGCCACGAACATGAATAGGAGTACCTTTTTTATAAAGACTATTTCTATCTTGCCATTTCTTAACTTGAGTTACTCCTCTTGGAAAAGCAATCTCATCTGGCTCAAGAGTTTTAAAATAGTTTTTAAACTGTTCGATTGCAAGCTGTACTGATTTTTCATCTTCTTTCATAATAACATGAAAGATTTCTTTAAGAGCTTTACGACACGGCGCTGGTGTAGAAGACTTAATTGCTTCAATACCCATAATCTTCATTTTAGGTTCAGCATATCTTACGCCTTCGTTATCATGCACATTCATAATGTATCGTTTCTTTGCCGTCCAAAGAGCACGATCAGCGATTGCTTCACGTTTCATAACCATACGATTATCTACACCGCCTAACATGCTGTAAAGATCAGCATAAGATTTTTCAAGCTCTGGTTCCAACGCATCTTGACAAACTTTATCAAGGAAATCGATTGTATTGTTTGGTTGTACCTTTTCTACAAGATCATTTAAGCATACATACAAAGAGTCTGTGTCGATTGCAACGATGTAATCTTTCCATTCTTTGTTTTGTAGCACTCGATTGAGATAGGCGTTGAGCGAATACTCGGCCCATCGAATTGTAAGTTGTCCTGTAAGGGTAATGGCTTCAGCGATTCGCTGGTCAAAAAAACGAAAGTAGCGATTGCCCATAGCGCCATACAAGCTATTAAGGAGAATCTTAATTGACATTTGTCTGTTCTCTGCAATTGCGATATCTCTTTCGATTCGATACATTTCTTGCTTATCATTTTTATCTACCTTTTCTAATTCTTTTTGAGCAGTGATCATTTGTTGTTTAATGTCCACACGTTCTTTATACATTTCATCAATAATAAATGGAACAATGCCTGGTCGATCAGTGTTAAAGTATTGTCCATTTGCTGCAAGAGCTTTGCCACGATTATCGGGACGAGAAGCTTGAGTAAGAACATTTTCAATATCAAACTGAGTAATCTCTCCATTGGCAATCGTTTCTGGCGACATATTGTATTGCATAATGATTGATGGATAGAGTGAGTTAAGATCGAAAGATACAATGTTGTCATGTATTCCTACATGTGGATCTTTTACAAACCCACCAGGATAAGCTGACTTTGTTTTATCTTCGATAAATGGAACAACAATATTGTTTGCAAACAGTTTACGATATATGATCGTATCCCATATCAATGTGGTACCAAACGTGTCATTATAGTTTACGCCACCTTTATATGCCATTGTCATGCAAAGTGTAATCAATCCAAGCTTATCTTCTATACGATCTACAAGCTCAACGTCTTTGATATTATAGTCAATAAACTTTTGATGATTGTGTTTGTATAAAGTATGAAGATTAGAATATTCTTCGTATGAAAGTTTGTTTTCACCAAGTACAACATGAGCAATATGATCAAGTTTATACGACTCTTGTGGCCCATATGAATAACCAAACTTTTTAAATAAGTCAAGATAATCAAGTTGAGATATACCTTTAAGCTCATAAGCAGTTTGAGTTCTACCCATTTTAGTTACTTCTTGTCTATCAACCATACCCCAAGGACTCAGTCTTTTAACATAAGCTTCGCCAAGCATACGATTAATACGATTAACAAGATAAGGAATATCAAAGAACCTTGTATTCCAACCAGTGACGACGTCTGGACTATGTTGCTGTGAAGACCAATGAGTAATAAAATTAATAAGCAAATCATCTTCACGATCAAACTTACGATATACTACGAGGTTTTCTTTCATATACGATTGTTCTACATCATAGTCGCCAAGACCCCAAACGTAATATGTTTCTCCAATATTACTTTTCATTGCGATCGATATAACTTTATGATCAGCCTTTTCTGGCTCAGGGAATCCATCATCGGATGCAACCTCAATATCGATTGTTGCGACATTGATTGTGCTTCGATTGAATTCTATATTGCCAGGATAATAGTCATTGATAAAAGCAGGAATATACTTCGTGTTTCCATAGATTGTTTTACCAGAGACTCCTTTGTTTGCTGTTACATATTCGTTGGCTGCTCTCATAGATTCGAATCTCTTACCAGCATTTGCTACGCCGACAGGAGTTCCGTCAAGAGCTTTCCAATTTGTTTTTAGATTTGTGGATGTAAAAAGGATTGGTTCGTATTTGATTTTCTTTTCGATTCTTCGGCCATGATCATATCCTCGTAAAAGAATTTGATTGCCATATCGAGAAACGTTTGTATAGAATTGAAGCATGTATATATTATACCATAGTTTAGTCGTTTTGTAAACGTTTTTTTCACTTTATTTTCAAAAGGTGGGGGCTAATTTCTTAGCCCCGCATGAGTTCAAGTGGCTCAACTACAAAGAAAACATGATTGTGATTGGTGCTAAACTAATAGCAGCTAATCCAGTTATCAAAGTAGTTAAGGCCTCATTAACGTCATCATATTTTCCAATCATATGGATTATAGATTTCATTATGTTTCTCCAGTAGAAGTTTAAGTTTTTCTACTGAGATTCGCCGTCATCAGCCTTTGAGAAAGGCTTTTTTCTTTGACCCAGTAGACCCTAATTCGATCTTCCTAGGACGCTTTTCTTCTGGGAGTTCAACTCTAGCATACACTACGAGTATTCCATCCTCAAGATCTGCACCATCTATTACGACAAATTCTGAGAGGCGGAAGCTCTTCTCAAATTTGCGAGATGAAATGCCTTTATAAGCATATTCACGATCACTTGGTTCTACTTCACCTTTGATTTTAAGAATTCCGTCTTTGAGTTCGATATCAATATCGTCCTTCTTAAATCCAGCAACAGCAAGTTCGATTAAGAATTTTTCTTCATCGATCTTTACGACGTTGTGTGGTGGGTAGTTATCATTTCCAGATCTAGCACTTTGATGAATCCTTTCCAGGTCTTCAAATAATGTGTCAAATCCAACGAATAGCGAACGTGGTACGTTCAAAGTATTTCTTACCATTTTAAGTTCCTCCTATATAGCAAGGTTATAAGAACCGGCTCAATGCCGCATTCTTCAATTATATTTATAACAGCTTGACGCTTGTTTTAAATAATTTGTGAAAATATACCAATTGCTAATCCAGAAGTAAAAACATATAAGTATTTCATTAATGTTATTTGCTCTTCCATAGATTTGTTTTTTGGTATAAGTTGTAGTGTTTTTAAAAGTTTAGTCTGTTCTTTTGATGTCATCCTGTTTTTGCGTGTTCCCAATATTATATTTTGGACAGAGCTCCCATTGAGATTTTTCCTTAAAGGGAATCACCTTAATTTGTCTTAATGGAGCAATCTCTTTTGCTAGGTCAGGATTAACTATTGATATGAGTCCCCAATCGGCTAGCAATGTTGATATTGTATTTCTACGATGTACATCGTTTTCTAATAAATTAGATGGCTTTCCATCTAATAAAAAGAGCTCTTTAAAATGGACGATGAAGTATCTGCCTTGCTTATGTAATATGTGACAAGACTGATATAGCTTTTGGTCCTTTCGTGATGCGACTCCAATTCGAGTTAATGTTTCTCGTATCTTTAAAAAGTCGTCTGGTTCGTTAAGTGTAACTTCAAGCATGCTGCTTGGAGTCCAATCTGTGATTTGTATGTTATCGTTTTCCACCTTTGTAAATCCTCAATTTCAATTGTTCAATTTGTTCATGACTCATTAATGATAATGCAGATTTAGCCTTTTCATTACTATATCCATAATATTCTTTTATGAGTTCGAGATTATCGACTTCATTAGCCTTAATCCATTTGGACCATCTCTTCTTCTTCCTTATTATATTTATAAAAAAATCAAACTGAAGACGATTGTCTAGGTGATGAAAACGATTCATTTCGTTAGCATATAAAATAGTATCTTGAAAATAAGAAAGACCACGATTGATAATAAATGAATTATACTCTTTCTCAGCAATATCATCTACCATTATATCTTTCTTAGATTCATTGATTGCTTTTAAATACTCAAATGGATTCATTTTGGCTTATATATTTTCTTGCTTGTTTTTCTGAATCAAAGATGCATTCATATTTTACTTCGTTATCCTCAAAGCGAACAACTCTCCATCTTGTGACTTCTAACTCATACATGACTGGCCACATTTGGTATTTTATTATTGACGCCTCTTCTGGTTCTAAGGTTCCTTTATGTATGTTGTGGATATATTTTTTCATTTAAATTTAACTCCTGCCATGACTTCAGTTAAGCATGCAACCATATTTAATTCATGATCTGCTACAAAACTGTTTTTGTATTGATAATCAGCCAAGATCAAAACCAATTGTGGTATTGATTGTGGTTCTACAAACTCGTTCATATTGTCATATATCTTACGAAACATAGCTGCAGGTTCAGTGTCAATATTATCTGCAACCCATTGTCTCATCTGCTTAAAGTTTTTAATTTTAAGAGAACTCATTAAAGTATCTAAAGAGATATCTGTTGCGTTTGCAAGTATCCCACTGTCGATCTTACCAAAGTTTGAATATCTTTGTAACTCATTAAGAGTTCTACGAAAGTCTGGAAAGTATTTAATAATCAGTTCAGCAAGAACAGCTGGATCTGAATTGATACTTTCAACTGCAAGTATTTGTTGTACTCTTTGCATAAACATACCGGCCAAAGCATCTCGTTCTTTCTTTGGCATAGCAAATTCAATCACACTACATCGAGAATGTAATGGTTCGATAATACGATTCTTAAAGTTGCATGTTAATATAAACCTACAGTTAGTAGAGAATTCTTCAATGAATCCACGTAATGCTGGTTGAGTTGATTGTGGGTTAAGGTAATCCGCTTCGTCAAGGATGACCACTTTGTAGCCACCAGATAAGGAAACTGACGAAGCGAATTGTTTGATTTTGTTTCTTAATGTATCAATACC